GCTAATAAGAATAACTATAATAAGAATAACTATAATAAGAATAACTATAATAAGAATAACTATAATAAGAATAACTATAATAAGAATAACAATAGCGTTCCTGCTTTAAAAAATGAAATAAGACTACTTATTCAAAATAGAAATATCAAAGTAGAGAATATCCTAAAATATTGCAATGATATTCTAAGAATTAAAGAAGTGTTTGAATACGCAAATACAAATGAAAAACATGACGCTTGGATAATTGCTTGCTTGAGAGATAATTATATCTTAGAAAAAGATTATTCATTGACGGCAGAAGATGTGTTGAGAGGAGGGTAAATTGAGTATAAAAACAATGAGAGGGCTAGTCTATACGGAAGATTTTCGTAATAGCATAGGACAAAGAGAAGAAGATAAAAAAGCTTGTGTTATAGCTACTTGCTCATGTTGCAAAGAAACCGTTATTGAAAGACTTGAAGACGGTCAAGAGGTGGCTTATGAATGTTCTTGTGAAAAACAAGCTAAAATTCAAAGAAGATTAGAAAAATTCAAAGAATTGTCTATCACTGACAGAAATTCGAGAGAGGACCAGTTCAAAAATGCAACTTTACAAAATGACAAAGAGAAAGAATTGTATAGAAAAATTAAGAACTATGTTACAAACTACGATAAGATCCTAGAAATCAACGACGGTTTGTTATTCATTGGGAACTGTGGTACCGGGAAGACATTCTTAGCGAACTGTATATGTAATTACTTAATAGAGCATAATTATGCAGTGTTGAGCTTTAATCTAGGCGGATATTTAAGGACTCTAAGAGAGGATTTTAACCAAGAAAGTGTATTTTTAGAAGCAGTGAAAGAAGTGGACCTGCTTTTCATCGATGACTTAGGGAGTGAAAAACTGAGTGAAGAATGGGGAAAAGAAAAAATATTTAGTTTGATAGATACAAGATACCGGGCAGGAAAGCCTATCATCATCACTTCCAATCTTGATTTGAAAGAAATGAGAGACTTTTTACAGTACAAAAATACAAATAAAATCTTAGATAGAATTTGTGAAATGACAAAAGAATTTAAATTCACATGGCAATCTAAGAGAAAAAGAAAATCAAAAGCATTTTGGGAAACGGAGGAAGAAATAGCATGATTTTTATTAAAGGTAACGTTCCAAGTTCTAAAAACAGTAAAGAAATCTGTTGGAATAAAAATATGAAGAGACCTATTTTGACAAATTCAAAAACTGTTAAAAATTACCTTAAATTGCATGAGATAGAATGGGAAAATCCTAAAACAATTAAAGAATTTAAGAAAAAATTAGAGGGAAAAGAAAAACCTTACCGGATTGGATTCTATTTCATCCGGGACAGCAGAAGAAAGTTTGACTTTATCAACGCCGCACAATTACCATGCGACTTAATGGCTCGACATGGTTGGATAGACGATGATAATGCAAATGAAATAGTTCCAGTATTTCTCGGATACGAAACAGACAAAGAGAATGCAGGAGTTGGAATCGAGGTGTTGTGATGAACTTAAAAAGTGGTTATGAACTAAGGGTTGAAATTCAGAGTTTAAAAGAAACAATTGAGGAACTCAGAATAAATATACAGTCTTTATCAAGCGTTCAATTCAAAGAAAGGGTACAAGGCGGAGAAAATAGCCCGGATAAGAGTATGATAGATAAACTAAGTAAATTATACGAATTAGAAGAAAAATTAGAAAAATTAGTAGAATTCCAAATCAAAATAGCGACAGAAATAGAGCATTTGGAGGATTGGAAAGAAAGAGTAATACTTAGATACAGATATATAAACAACTTCACTTGGGAGCATATCTCAGAAACAACAGGGTATTCTAAGAAGCAGATTTCTCGAATTCATAAGAGAGCAATTATAAATTTTAGAAAAAAATTTCAAAATGTCCCTAAATGTCCTTGTATGTCCCTATGATAAGTGCTATAATAGTATCATGAAAGAAGTGAGGACAGCAAAAATGTTCTTACTTCTTTTTATTTTCATAGAATTTCCTCCTTGAAATTTATGAAGAGAGTTTTGCTGCTTTCTCTAAAAAAAAGTAGCGATAAAAAATCTAAGGCTATTTTAAGCCGTTCAAATTAGTTAGGTATATAATTATACTAAAAACTTTTCAAAACGTTAAATAGCGTATCGAAAACGAGCGAGAATTGATTTTAAGTGCATGGTTATAAGTTAAATTTTAGAGGTGTGAAAATGCTATATAAAATCTGTGGCAGATGTGGAAAGAAAATAAAGCAAAGAGAACAATGCAAATGCAAGAAGAGTAGGCATAGGGTATATGATAGAGAGCATAGAGACAAAGAGAGAGCAGACTTCTATCATAGCAAGGCTTGGAAAGACTTAACGAAGCTATGCAAACTTAAAGCGAATGGGCTAGACTTATATGAGTTAGAAATAAATTATAGAGTAGTCAAAGGGACTTTATCACACCATATTGAAGAACTACAAGACAACAGAGATAGAGCGTTAGATATAAGCAATCTAATTTGGATAAGCGATAAGACACACGCTCTAATACACAAAGAATATAACAAAGATGAGCAATCAAAGCGAAAAATGCAGAGATTGCTCTTTTCTATTATAAAAAAATACTTATAAGGGGGGAGGTTGAAAAAGTTTTTAGTAAGGACTTCCAAAACCGCATCCCCCATAATTCGTGGAGAAAATGCCAGAAATGAAATTTAAATAAATTGGGAATATTTTGGGAATATTTTTTTTATTGTTAAAATATCCATTTTCCCGGTACAAAGGAGGTGTAAAAAATGGCAGGAAGAACAAGAAAAGTTGTTGACATATCCACAGGAAAAATAGGGAAGCAAGCAATTAAAAATCGGCAGGAACAAGAAAAAAAATTGAAACTTGGGAGAGAACACTTGGAAGCTCCAAAGTGGTTATCGAAAACAGGGAGAGAAGAGTTCCAAAGAGTTGTGACAGAAGCGGGAAAAATAAATTTGCTTGATAATCTGGATTTAGGATTTTTAGCAATTTACTGCAACGCATATAGTTGCTATCAAGATGTTACAGAAAAAATATCGTGTAATGGCTATCTCGGAAAAAGAAGAACGGCGAATGATGTTTATGATACTGTCCATCCTCTTTTGGTGGTTCAAGAAAAATACATAAAACAGATTATGCAATGCTCAACAAAACTAGGATTAGCCACTACTGACAGATTAAAGCTTATTGTACCGACGAAAGAAGAGACAAAAGAAAATAAGTTCATTGAACTCATAAAAGCACGAAAACAAGGATAGTTTATGAAGCGAGATAGAACGACAGCTTATGCTAAGTTAGTGGTTAGTGGCAAAAAAATAGCTGGAAGAAAGGAGTTTTTAGCATGTAAAAGGCATTTAGATGATCTAAAAAGAAAGAAGTTTGATTATAAATTTGATGTTGAAGAGGCAGAATTTGCAATTGATTTCGCAAATACTTTAGTGATGAAGAATGGCGAACCTCTAAAAACTAGAGGCTTTCAAGAATTTATCATTGGTTCTTTGCATGGTTGGAGAAAGAAAAGAACAAAAGAAAGAAGATTTAGAGAAGCTTATATTCAGGTTGGGAGAAGAAATGGAAAATCTTTTTTGTCAGGAATGCAAGCGACATTCTTTAGCACATATCTAGGCTTGAAAGATAGAATATTCTGTGCAGCAACAAAGCAAGACCAAGCGAATATCGTTTGGGATGACGTTAGAAATTTTATTGAATCCGACAGCGATTTAACAGAGTTATACAAAGTAAAAGAACACGACAGGACTATAAAAAGTCTAATCACAGATACAGTGATTAAGTCTTTAGGTAGAGATACAAAGTCTATGGACGGTTTTGGAAACATCTTGTCTATATGTGACGAGCTACACGCTCACCCTAATAATCAAATGTATAAATTGCTATTAGATGGGCAGGCTGACGTGGATAATGCTTTGACATTAGCTATCACAACAGCAGGATTTAACTTGAATAGTTTTTGCTACGAACACTATCAATTCTGTGAAAAGATATTAGAGGGATTAGTTGAAAAAGAAACACTCTTTATATTCATTTGCGAAATGGATAAGGATGACGATATTTGGGATTGGAAAAATTGGTTAAAAGCGAACCCTTATTTTCTTTTCAACGAGGACGGAACACCAAATCAGACTAAAATAGCACGATATTCTGAGAAAGTGATTGACGCAAAAGAAAAAGGTGGAGATGACCTTACAAATTTTTTAACAAAACAACTTAATATGTGGGTAACTGCAAAAGTCGGACAATATATCGACTTAGCAAAATTCAAAGAGTGTGAAAGTGATTTAACGTTAGAGGATATGCAAGGCAGAAAAGCATACTTAGGATTTGACTTATCAAAAGGTGGCGATTTAACAAGCATTGCTTTAGTTTTTCGCTTGGAAAACGACAAAATATACATATACAGTCATTCGTTTATGCCAGAGCTGAGATTGGAAGAACATGAAAAAACAGATGATGTGCCTTACAGAATTTGGGTAAGAGAGGGGCTTTTAACTCTCACAACTGGTGCATTTGGAATAAAGACGGATTATAAGTTTATTATATCCCATTTAAAAGAAATTTTAGAAAAGTATGAGATTGAGATTGTGGAATGCGGCTATGACGCTCATAATGCAGGCTCTTTCTTGGCGGATTTGGACTTTCTAGGCTGTGACTTAACAGAAGTGAAGCAATCGGCAAAGTCTCTGAATGACACAACGGTTGATTTTGCTTTATCAGTCAAAGCAACTCAAGTGCTTTATGATAAGAAAAATAGTTTGTTAAAGTGGTCTATCGCTAATGCTACTACTACAAGCAATAGTTTCGGGGAAATAAAAGTGGACAAGCAAGCACAAAAAAACAGGATTGATCCTGTGGACGCTATTCTTGACGCTTGGAAAATCATGTTATTGAATAAAAAAGAAGATGTTGACATCAATGAATCTGTTGCAGATTGGTTGGAGTTAATGGGATAAAATCACGTAAAAAGGAGGTGGAACATGGGAATTATAAGGAAGTTTTGGAATAAAGTTACTAAAAAAAGTGAAACAACTTCTATAACTGGAATGAATTTTGGCGAATTTTTTGGTTTAAAGACAGGTGCGGACATGTCAGAAGTAACATATTTTACTTGTTTGAAAGTATTATCTGAAAGTATTGGAAAACTCTCGTTACATTTGAAAGACAACGATAATAACAGAATTACCGACCATGACGCACTTTTAAGGTTAAGAGGAGTAATCAACCCTTTCATGACTTCTAGCACTTTTAAAACACTGCTAGAATACTGGAGAAATCACTACGGAAATGCTTATGCTTATTTAAGTTATGATTTGAGAGGGAAATTGGTTGGGATTTATCCACTAGACCCAAGATATATCAAGATTTGGATAGATAATGTTGGGTTTTTTAACGGGAAAGAAGCTCTTTGGTATGAATTCAATAAAGACGGGAAATCTTATTTTTTTAATAAAGATGAAATTTTACACCTAAAAGGTGGACTATCTAAAGACGGTATCGTCGGCATGTCAGTGCGAGAAACACTCGCTACGACGCTTCAAGGTGTCAAAGCCAGTCAACAATACCTTAACAGCTTATACGATAGAGGATTGACCGCTAAGGCGATATTAAGATACACAGGGGACTTGAACAAAGAATTACAAAAGAAACTACTTGAAAAAATAGAAGAATTTATAAATTCTAAGACAAATCCTACCGGTGTTATGCCCCTACCTCCGGGTATGGATATTATCCCTTTGGATTTAAAGCTTACAGATAGCCAATTCTTTGAATTGAAGAAATTTACAGCTTTACAGGTTGCGGCAGCTTATGGGGTAAAGCCTAATCATTTAAATAATTATGATAAGTCAAGTTATGCGAATTCAGAAATGCAGAACTTGACTTTTTATATTGATACGTTGCTGTATATCTTAACTCTTTATGAAGAAGAATTTGACTTGAAGTTATTGACGGAAAAAGAAAGAATGCAAGGATTGCATTTTGAATTTAATGTAGCAAGCATTCTAAGAGGGGATTTGAAGACACAAGCGGAATGTTTAAGTAAATACGTGACAAGTGGAATTTATACGATAAACGAAGCGAGAAAAAGAGCAGGAATGACGGAAATAGAGGGAGGCGATGTTGTAGTAATGAACGGTAGTTATGTTCCTTTGGAACAATTAGGAGTAGCATATAAAGACAAAGGAGGTGGAAAGAGTGAATGAAAAATGGTTAAAAATCAGAAACGAAGCAGGTATCACGGAAATTTTTATTGACGGAGATATTGAGAGTGAAGTGTGCAACGATGGATGGCTAGAAATGTGGGGAATAAAAGATACAAATATTTACCCGTCGGCAGTTCGGGACGCTTTAAAAGAAGCAGGAAATGGAGAGGTTCACGTTCATATCAATAGTTGTGGCGGAGATGTATTTGCAGGAGTGGCTATTTGTAACATGTTGAAAAATCATAAAGGAAAAACAGTTGCTTATATTGACGGCTTGGCTGCAAGCTCTGCCTCAACGATTGCATTTGGTTGTGATGAGATCATCATTCCAAGCAATGCTTATTTGATGATACATAGAGTAAGCTGTGGAGTATTTGGAAATGCTGATGAGTTGGCGGAGCAAATTAAGATTTTAGAAAAACTAGAAGATGGAATTGCTAATAATTACATGGAAAAAGCAGTTGAGGGAGTGGATAAAGAGCAAATTTTGAACCTTATGAAAGAAACAACTTGGTTTACCGGAGAAGAAGCTCAAAAATTCTTTAAAGTCACAGTTGGAGAAAAAGAAAACTTTATCAATTTTGCCTTTACGAACCAAAAATTTAAGCACATTCCAAAGGATATTCTGAATAAAATCGAGGGGAAAAAGGCAGATTTAGAGGCAAAAGAAAAGGCAAGAATGGAAAATTTAAGTAAAGAAATCGATATTACATTAGCATTAGGAGGTATTTAAGTATGAAAAAATCAGTGGAATTGAGAAAAGAATATGAAGAATTAAAGAACAGTATTGCGGCATTAAAATCAGAAAACAAAATTGAAGAAGCACATGCAAAGCTTGCAGGATTGAAAGATTTGGAAAATAAAATAAGAGAAGCAGAAATTGAAGAAACAATGAATGCAGGAGTAGGAGGGAAAAAAGAAGTGAAAAACAAAGAAACAATGAATGTGAACAGATTATTTAACAGATTGATTACAGGAAAATCATTGAATGCAGAAGAAATGGAATTTTTAAACAAAGCAGGAACTCCGGGACAAGTGGAAGCGACGGATTCTAAAGGTGGATATTTAGTACCGACAGAACAATTCAACAGAATCAAAGAATTGAGAAGGAACTTGGTTTCTTTAAAACCTTTGTGTAATGTTGTTCCTGTGACTTCTTTTAAAGGAAATATGCCGATTGAAACTGAAACAACAGGAGAATTGATTGCATTTGAAGAATTGAATGAGATCAATAAAGGTGATATTGATTTTGCACAAATTTCTTGGAACGTAGCTGATTACGGGGACATTATCCCGATATCAAAATCACTGTTGGCTGATGAAAATGTAGATTTAATCAGCTATGTTGGAAGAAGATTTACAAAGAAAGCAGTAAATACAGAGAATAAAAAAATTCTAACTTTATTAAAAGGGCTTTCAGGAACAGAAGCAGCAGATTACACATCGATAGTAACAGCTTTAAATGTGACTTTAGATCCTGCCGTCTCTAATAATGCGGTTATTATCACAAATCAAACTGGATTTGACTATTTGGATAAATTGGTAGGAACAGACAAAAGACCATTGCTAGAAATAAACTTACAAAATACAACACAAAAGAAATTTAAAGGGAGAGATATCATTGTGTTGTCGGACGCAGTATTGGAAATGGAAGAGGTGACAAAGGCTCCTGTTTTCGTCGGAGATATGTCTGAATTCATAAGCTTCTTTGATAGACAAGGGCTTGAACTAGCAACATCAGATGAAGCTGGATTTACAAAAAATGTGAGTTATATTAGAGCAATTGAACGATTTGATGTAAAAAAAGTAGACAGCAAAGCTATGGTTTATTTGAAATTAGCAACTGCTTAGGTGGTGGATTATGGAAATTTTAACTTCGGAGGAGATAAAAAACTATCTTAGAATTGACTATGATGAAGATGATAAGTTGTTGCAATCTTTACAGGTTGCGGCAACTGCTTATCTGCAAGACGCTATTTGCAATTTGGAAGAAAGAATGAAGAAACAAGAATTCAAAGAGAGGACAAAGTTGCTATGTAGTGTGATTATTCAAGAATGGTACGACAATCGAGAGCATGGAGAGAGCAAAGATTTCAACTACACGATAAGAAGCATGCTTACTCAATTGCAGGCAGGTGGTTAAATGAATGATATCACAAGCAGATTGAGGCATTTGGTGGAAGTTTGGCATTTGAAAAATATCAAGAACGAGCTCGGAGAGAATGATAAAGAGCCAAGATTGTTGAAAAAGGCATATTGCGAGATTGTTCCTCAAAATTCTAGCGTAAAAACAGGGCAAGCGGAAACAGAAAGTAATGAACATCAATTTAAATTCACTTTTAGAAGAAAATCAATCCCAAACATTCAAAAAGATTGGTTTTTTCTTTATGATGGATTGAAATATGAAGTTATTTATTTCAATCAGGACTTCAAAGATAATCAATTTATAGAGGTTTTTTGTAAAAGAGTAGAGGAGTAAAACATGAGTGATTATGGTTTCTCAAGCAAAGATTTAGAAGAGATTGAAAAAGAAGTGTTAAGACTTGCTAAAAAATATCCAAAAGAAGCTCGAAAATTTCTTGGAAAGCAAGGGAATGAACTCAAAAAAAAGGTGAAAGCAAAAGCAAAGAGCAAAATTGGAAAAAAAACAGGAAACTATATGAAAGGATTTAAGCGTGGAAAGGTTTATAAATACATGGGAGAAGAGGACACAGTAAGGGTATATAACAATATGCCACATGCCCATTTGATTGAACATGGGCATATTATTAAAGGGAGAGGAAAAAACGGAAAAGAACATGGATTTAAAAAAGGCTATCATATCTTAGAAGAAGCGGAAAAAGAATTTCATGATGATTTTGTAAAGGCATCGGACGCCTTTATCGATGAAATCTTGAAAAATGGAGGTTTTTAATGGTTAAGCTAAGCGAAATTTTGAAAACTGTAAATTCAAAGCTTGCGGAAACTTTCCCGGATGTCGAGATAGATAGTAAAGACTTATCTGAAAAATTCAATAGACCTAGCTTTAGAACAGAGTTAGATGGATTGAAAACAAATGCATTTATGACAACCTATAAAGAACGAGAATTTACAATCCGTATATACTTTTTTCCAATGGAAGCAGGAAAAGGAAGATTGGAGAGGTTGAAAATAACGGATAAGATAGAAGATATGTTTTTGCACACTCTTTGGATAACAAAAACATTCGCTATTCCTGTTGAGGAGATACATTTTGAAGAAACAGACGGGGTTTTAATAGCAAGCTTTGATAGTTATACAATAGAAGAAATAGAAAACGATATTACAGCAGAAATGATGGAAGAATTGGAATACAATGTAAAAAGTTAGGAGGTAAAGAATGGGAAGACCAACGATTGATATTATTTTTAAGCAAAAAGCAATCACAGCAATCAAAAGAAGTCAACTTGGGATTGTAGGGCTTATTGTGAAAGAGAGCACGAAAGATTGGACAAGGAGACAATATAAAAATATCACAGACATTACAGACAAAGACTATACAAGCGAAAACTTGCAATTAGTCAAGGATTGCTTTGAATTCACTCCTGCAAAGGTTGTCGTTTTTAATTTAAAAAGCGGGACTTTGGCTGATGGGTTAAAGGAGGTTGCAAAAGAAAGAATTAACTGGGTAGGTTTAGGATACGACGGAAAAGAAGCAGATACAGCTACTTTGGTATCTTGGATTAAGTCTATGCGAAAATCTGGAAAAACTTATAAAACAGTCGTTCACAAGGCTACAAAGCCAGACAATAAAGGGATTGTAAACTTGATGAATGATAAAGTTACATTTGCAGATAGCAAGAGAGGTGAGAAAGATGGTTGGCACTACATTCCATCTGTATTAGGAATGTTAGCAGGATTGCCAATGACAAGATCCGCAACTTCTTTCTTATGTAGCAACTTAGTAGAAGTATCCGATTTTGAAAATATTGATGATGTCATTGACAAAGGTGGTTTCTGCTTGCATAAAGACGAGGGAGATATTCGAGTTGCTAGAGCTTGTACATCACTTCAAGAGATTACACAAGATGAAACAGAAGACATGAAAGACATTATTATTATCGAGTCAATGGATTTGATGAGAGATGACATCTACAATACTTTTAAGACTTGGATTGGAAAATACAAAAATAAGTACGACAATCAAGTATTGTTTTTTTCGTCATTAAATGCTTACTTCAAAGAATTGGCAAGAGAGGATATCTTAGATAAAGAATATGACAACTATGCAGAAGTGGATATTGAAGCTCAAAGATTGGCTTGGTTAGGCGTTGGAAAAACAGAAGTGCAAGATTGGGAAGATGAAAAAATTAAGAAGCTATCTTTCAAGAAAAAAGTCTTTATGACTGCACAAATTAAGATATTGAATGCGGTTGAAGACTTTAAATTCACTATCAATATGTTTTAGGAGGGTTGATAAATGGCAAAGAAAATGGATAAAAACAAGATTTTGAGAGGTTCCTTTGGTGCTGTTTGGCTAAACAATGAAGAACTTGGGGCAGCAAAGTCTTTTGAAGCGAAAATCACGTTGGAATATGAGGATATTGATATTGCAGGAGATTTAGGGAAGCATAAGAGATATATGGGCTTTACAGGCGAAGGAACAATGACGCTACACAAAATAGATTCCTCGATTGCAGAATTACTGCATGTTGGTATTCAAACTGGTGATATTCCTGATATTAAGATAGTTGGAAAATTGGAAGACCCAACAGGATACGGAGCGGAGCGGGTAGAATTTACTGGTGTAACTATCAATGAAGTTATGGCGTTAAAATGGGCAAATAAAGAGATTAGAGAGGAAGAAGTTCCTTTTTCTTTCTCCGGGTACAGATTCATTGATTTGATTAAATAATTAGGAGGATATTAAGAAATGGCAAAGAATATTACTTTAGAAATGCTATTGGCTAGAAAGCAACAATCAAATGACGATAAAATGAAAATTGTTCTTTTTAATTCAAAAGTGCTTGGAGGAACGATTGAGATTGTCAAGCAAAAAGCAAGAGATGTCATGAAAATTATGGATGACATGGAAGAAAAAACGATGACAGCTAGCACAGAAGCTAACTGTAAATTAATTTTAAAGCATTGCCCAATTTTTCGAGAAAAAGAATTGCAAGTTGCCTATGATGTGGCAGAGCCTCACGAAGTGATATTGAAAGTATTTGATGACAATATCGGAGAAGTTGGAAAACTTACAGAAAAAATCTTGGCAATCTATGGGCTTGCAGATGAGAATAAAAAGAAAAACTTATTAGAGGAAGAAATTGAAGAAATAAAAAACTAATTGAAGAGGACGCTGAGATGGCGTTCCTCTCTTTTTATGCTCTAAAAGGCTTTAAGTTGGATTATTTATTGAATTTAAACTTAACTGAAAAAATGTTTATGTTGGCAACAATGGAACTAGAGATTGAAAGAATAAACAAGGAGGTATCAAGATGACAGGAGCAGGATATTTTTTTGCTGTGTTGATTTTAGCAATTGGTGGAGTGTACTTATTTTTAAGAAATAAATATAAGAAAAATAAACCAAAAGACTTGTATAAACAAGCAAAAAAAGATTTAAAAAAATAAAAAAAGTTCTTGACTTATGTAGCTACAAATGATATTATATATTCAAGAGGGGAGGAATGTAAATGAAAAATGCATTCTTGGGAGATAATCATAATGATATGTGCCACAATAGAGTACATTATAAAAATTGCAAAGTGGCTCATCAAAGTGATTAGGAGGTTCAGAGGGCGTTAAGCCCCTTTCCTCCCCTCCCTCTAAAAAAAAGAAAAAGGAGGTAATAATATGTATGATAAGTGGTGGGAAATAGCTTTTAAAATATTCGTAGTAGTGAAAACTATAGAGTATCTCTATAAGCTTTATAAATGGATTAAAAATAAAAAAAATAAGGACTCTTAACATAATAGTTTAGAAGTCCTTATTTCGATGCATTCTTGGTAACTCTATATTATCCTGTTTTTCTAAAAAAGTCAAGGAGAAAAATTATGGAAGAAAAAAAGAGCAAAATGGGGCGTCCTACAGACTCTAAAAAAAATCTAATGTTGAGAATTCGATTAGATGAAGATGTTTACAAAAAACTGGAAAAACTTTCTAAAATTGAAAACGTATCCATGTCCGAGTTTGTCAGAAACTTCATAAAAGTTCAATATAAGAAAAAATTCAAATGAAGAGCCATACGGCTCTTTTTTTATACTCAAAATTCACGAAAGGAGGCTATATGGCAAAGAATATAAATGTCTTATTAAGCTTGAAAGACCAATTCACAAAGCCTTTACAAAATGCGACAGCTAGCACAACAGGAATGAACAGGGCTTTACAAAAAGCAGAAAGGCAGATGAAGAAGTTTGGAAATGCTGTAAAAGCAGGATTTAAAAAGACGGCAAAATATGCAGCGATAGGCGTTGGTGCAATCACTGCCGCGACTGGACTATTTATAAAGCAGTCACTTGACGCTGCAAAGGACAAATTAAAAGCTGATAAAATGTTGGAAACTAGCATGAAAAGAAACAACATATTTTCGGAAGAAAGAATGGCAGCCCTCAAAAGCGAGGCGAGTGCCTTGCAGGATTTAGGTGTAGTTGGAGATGATGTTACGCTCGCAGGAGCAGGACAACTATCCATGTATAAACTCAACTATGAACAAATCAAAAAAACCATGCCTGTTTTGTCTGATATGGTAGCGAAAGAAAAAGGATTGAATGGTACACAAGAGGACGCTATTGCTATGGCGGATGTCATCGGAAAAGCTATGGCGGGGAAAGTAAAAGGTTTACAAAAATATGGAGTTCAATTGTCCGCAGCAGAGGAAAAGGCTTTTAAAACAATGAAAGCAGAACAAAAACTTGATTTTATTGTAAATAAAGTAAATGCTTCAATAGGTGGGACTGCTAAGGCTCTAAGAGAAACAGATGAGGGGAAAATTGCAGCAGCTAAGGGAGCTTTTGGAGATATGCAAGCAGAACTTGGAAAAAAACTAATGCCTTATTTAGGGCGGTTGGCAGAATGGTTTCATGGAAAAATTCCGCAAATTCAGGCTTTAGTTCTTAGAACAGCTGACACTGTAGAACAAATGATTATGAAAGCAGAACCTTATTTGATACAAATAAAAGACTTGATTGGTAGCCTGTGGGATAAAGCAGGTCCTGCATTGAAAGAGTTCGGTGGAATACTGCTTGACGGAGCAAATGAAGCAATAGAAATCGCTCAAAGCATTATAAATAACTGGGATAGAATAAGCCCGGTTGTTTATACATTAGTTGGGGCATTGGGAGCTTATAAACTTATCATGTTTTTGTCTGTAGGTTATACATACGCTATGATTGGGGCGTTGAAAATAAAAGCAGTTTGGGACGCTTTACAAATAGCAAGAGCAAATGGCATGACAACGGCACAATGGGCATTGAATGCAGCTATGAACGCCAATCCAATCGGATTTGTAGTTGCAGCAATCGCTTTATTAGTTGGTGGAATATGGCTATGTATCAAGAATTTTGATTGTATAAAAGAAAAAGCATTGAGTCTATGGAATATGTTAGATAACAATCCAATCGGACGTTTAATTAAGTGGTTTCTTAAATTTGGAAATCCAATCGCAGCAACTATAAATTTGTTTCTAACCCTGAAAGAAGCTATTTATGAAAATTGGGACGCAATCACTAATTTTTTCATGAAAGCATTAGATATGATTTTACACCCAATTGATACTGCAAAAAAGGCAATTGGAGGCTTGATAGATAAGTTTAAATTTTGGAACGATACGGATCCAAAGGATAAAAAATTCAATATCGTAGAGAATAAGACCTCAACAAGCACTACAAAAACACTTGGAAGAAAAGCGTTGGGAACTTCTTATTTCAAAGGGGGAGCGACTAGAATAAATGAGGGTGGACGGACAGAAACGGCAGTATTACCAGCAGGAACTAAAATATTAAGCCATGAGCAAAGCAAAATTTTATCCAGTCGAGGAAATCAAAAAATTGAAGTCCATGTTCATATTTCAGGAAATTTAATAGGCGAAAAGGAACATATGGAAAGATATGCAGAATACACAGGGAAAAAAGTATTGGCAGCGTTAGGCAATATGTAAGGAGGGGGTAGAATGGAAATTATCTTTATGGCTGAAAATGAAATTGGGAAGCAAGAAACTATCGCTATTCCTGTGGTGCAAGGAATAGAAGCTATTTCTTGTGAAACAAAAGATGAAGAATTTGAGACAGCGAACGGAAAAACATTAAATTTGATAGGAGGAAAAGGATTGAGAAGTTTCTCTTTTTCCTCCTTTTTTCCAAGCAAAAAATACTATTTTGTAAGTTGGTTTAAATTTAAAAACCCAAAAGAGTATATCCGCTTCTTTGAAAAATACAGAGATTTGAGAGTTCCAGTTCGTGTGATTGTTATTGATAAGTATCAAGTTGTCTTGAATATGTTATGCCGATACAATTTCATATATCAAATCAGAGATAGAGCCGGAGATATTCCTTATACTTTAGATATAAAAGAGTATATTCTCCCGGCGACTGGAAGTGATAGTGGTGTATAAAATTATGGTAAAAAATAAAGACATCACAGATTATACAGGGAATATATCATGGCGTGATAGTGTTGACACATTAGGAGTTGAATTGAGCTTTGATGTCGCAGTTAATCGCTACGATAAAAATTTTTCGTTTCTTTGGGATATTACACTAGGGGACAGCGTACAGCTAATAAACGAACAAGGAGAGAGCTTATTGCAATGTATTATCGTCTCAGAAAGCCCGAACGGAAAGACTACATCATTTACAGCTTATGACATGGCTTGGTATCTTAATAAAAGTACGGTTATTAAGCAATTTAAAAAAATGGTTGGAAATGATTGTGTAAAATCTTTGTGCAAAGAAATCGGAATAAAAGTTGAAGTTAGCGGGCTAGACAACAAGATTGATAAAATTTATAAAGATAAGACTATTTCTGACGTCATCTGGGATATTATAAAGCAATGTTCTCAACACAATTCCAAGCGATTTTTTATCGAAATGGATAAGGGTATATTAAAGATAGGACCTTTCAAAAAAATAAAAGTGACAGGAAAATATGAAATGCACAAAGATTTTTTTCTTGATGTTCAGCAAAATGCAGGAAATGTCTCTTTGAACAGGTCTATTGTAGATATGAAAAACTCTATTTTGGTTGTTACGAAAAATAAAAAAGCAGTCAGAACGGTTGGAAAAGAGCAGGACGGCGAAAGCATAAAGAAATACGGGAAGTTGCAACAGGTCGTTATTTTGGACGAAAAAGAACATAAAAAAGCAACTCTCGTAGCTAAAAATGAGCTAAAAAAATTAAATAAAATTACTGAAAATTTCTCAATAGACATATTAGGAGATGACAAAGTAAAGAGTGGTAGAGTGATTGATTTAGACCTGCCATTTTTTAGTATAAAGGGGGAGTTTTTTATAAAAGAGAGCAATCACTCTTTGCAAAATGGAATCCATAAGGCAAGTTTGAGTTTGGAGGGATACAAAGATGAATAATAACGAAAAAGCTTGGGATATTGCAATGGCTGAAAAATTCAAAGAACGAGATAATCCAAGTCCAATTGGGGCAGTTTTGGGGAAGATATTGAAACCACTCCCGAATATTTCTATTGAACTTTTAAATGGAAATGGAATCATTGACGCCGACAAGATATATTTATCTAACGCAATCACAAATAGATTAGCGATTGAATGTACGATGAAAAATTACGAGAGCAAAGGGAATACTTCTAAAAGTTGGGAAAGTTCTAATAATTCAGTAAGCGGATTGACAACAAGCGGTGGAGGGGACGCAATGAGTTTATCAGGACACAATGGAAATTTATCCTCTCTTTCTGCCCCAAACACGAGTGCAGAGCAAGAAAACAAAGAAAAAGGGAAATTTATTTTACAAACAGTATTTCACTTAAAACCCGGTATGTTTGTTCTCGTAATCCCTAATGTAGAAGAAGATAAATTTTTTATAGTTGACGTATTCAACTATGCACCGGAGGTGAGTTTAGAGTGGGAATATTACCAGAAATAAACTTTTTTGATTTTTCTAAAAATAATGAAAATGAAGAAAAAATAAGTACCGGGAAAACATTTCTAATTGATTTTCAAAAAGGAAAAATGCTTAGAGTTAATGGAAAGTTGATAAAAACAGATGATGAAAGGGCTGTTAGAATGTGGATCGAAAAAGTTTTGTTGACTGAAAAATACAAATGGAACATTTATAAAGACAATGGCTCTAATCAGTATGGTATGCAATATAAAGCGACATTATTAGGGCAACGATTTCCGACACCTGTCTTATATAGCGAATTTACGAGAGAATTGGAAGAAACGGTATTAAAAAATAAGCAAATAAAAGAAATTAAAGATATTGATGTAAAACTTGTAAAGCATACATTAGAAACGAGATTTACTGTAGTTTTGCAAGACTTTCACGAATTCGAGTGGGAGGGTTATTTATGATTATAAAAAAAGAACAAAAAGAAATATTAAACAGTATGCTTGATAGAGTGAACGAGGAATATGACAGAACAGAAGGGGGATTATTCTATGATAATTTAGCCCCTGCTGCAATCGAAATGGCAGTACTTTATGAAAAATTAGACTATATTTTTCTTAATTCTTTCGCAGAAACGGCTCAAGGGGAGTACTTAGACAATATTACAAAAGAGGTTGGAGTCTTTAGAAAGCAGGCTACGAAAGCAAGAGGGGTAGTGACGATACAAGGTATTGCAGGTACTTCAATTCCGCTAGGAACAAAAGTTGCAAGTGATACTTTTATATATTTAACAACAGAAGAAAAAACAATATCTATGAATGGAACTGTAGATGTTCCTGTGGAAAGCGAAAAAAGTGGAGAAATATACAATGTTCCTAAAAATGCAGTAACTTTATTTCCTGTCACTATTCCGGGATTAAATTCTGTTACAAACAAATCTCCAATCACTGACGGGTACAATAGAGAAACTGACGAAGAATTAAGAGAAAGATACTATTTTAAAGTTCGGGAGCCTGTGACATCCGGGAATGTATATCATTACAAAAAATGGGCTTTAGAAATTGAGGGAGTTGGGGGAGTAAAAGTTTTTCCACTTTGGGCAGGAGCAGGAACTGTGAAGGTTGTTATTGTAAACAACAAAATCGAAACAGCGAATGAAGAGTTGCTACAAAAAGTTAGGAATTATTTAGAAGAAGTTAGACCAATCGGGGCTACTGTTACAGTAAAGAGCGCAACAAATAAAAATATCTCTATCACAGGAACTGCGAAAATAAGTAGAAATGTAGATTTTGAAGAAGTGAAAAAGATTTTTGAAAAAGAACTGAAAGAACACTTGAAAAAAGTAGGATTTAAGCAAAACTACATATCTTATGCACAAGTTGGGAACATTCTCTTAAACGTGCAAGGAGTTAATGATTATGACAATCTAAGAGTAAATAATGGAGTTGTAAATATACAGCTACAGGAGGAAGAAATTCCAAAATTGCTTAGCATAAATTTGCAAAAGGAAGTGGTGTAATTGGAAGCAGATAGACTTATGAGGCACATGCCAAAGTATTATAGCGTTATAGCTGAAATTATAGTATTGCAGAAAGCGATACAGGGAGAACTGGAAGAATTGGATTTAAAAAGTCAAGATATTCTTAACCAATTTTTCATCTACACAGCAACTTGGAGCTTGCCAATTTGGGAGCGAATATTTGGGCTTTCTGTAGGAGATGAAACTTCTAATATTGAAGAGCGGAGAGAAAATCTTATCTCTAAACTTAGAAGTTACGGAACTACAACAAAAGAAATGATTATAAGAGTTGGAAATGCGTTTACAAATGGCGGGGTGCAAATCATCGAACACAATGAAAATTATAGCTTTGAAATTGTATTTACAAATGTAATTGGAATTCCAAAAAATATGGAAGACTTTAAGAAAACAATCGAGCTTATAAAACCCGCGCATTTGACGTATGAAATAGTCTTCAAATATCGTACTCATAAACTTTTGAGACAGTTCACGCATGGTGAATTAAGAAGATACAAACATGGCGAATTATATAATAGAAGTGACATACTTGGGGGGGTTGGTAATGAGTAGAACAACAAGATTTTTAAAATTATTTCTGCCAAGCGACAACGACTATTACAGAGTTGAGCAAGATCAGAACGAAAACTTTGAAAAAATCGATAAAAAATTAGAGGAATGGGATACAGGCAAAGAGCCTAAAATTCATAAAAAGACAGGATTTAATCTGAATAAAACAGACGATTATGACCAACAAGACAGCAACAAGCTTGCAACAGGAATGGCATTATATCGACTTTGGCAAGCGATGAAAGTCATGACGGGAAGCATAGAATTAACTTGGGAAGCTATTAGAAATAAGCCTGCAAAGTTTCCACCTGAAAATCATAATCACGATAATCGATATTCCCGCTCAGATCATACTCATGATGAAAGATACGCAGGAAAAGCTCATGCTCATGATGACAGATATTATACACAAGAACACATTGATGGGAAGCTTGCTGAAAAATCCAATGTCGTAAAAAAAGTCTGGTCAGGC